ATCACGGGCACGTTCTACGTTCCGGCGCAGGGCCTCGCCGTCGTGCCGGACAAGGGCGACCGCATCGTTGTTGGCCTCGACACCTCGAACCCGTACCAGATCATCGAGGTCGAGGAGTACCAGGTGGAGGGCGTCACGACCGCCTACCGCTGCGACTGCGGGAAGGTGATCGCGTGAGCAGCCCGCAGCAGTTCGTGGCGCGGCTCAACGACTGGGCCGACGAGAACCTGCGCCGCAAGCCGGTCGAGTTCCAGAAGCGCGTCTGCGCCGAGGCCATCCGGCAGCTCGTGCTCAACACGCCGGTCGGCAACGAAGAAGGCTGGGCAATGAACGCAGGGCGGCGCGCTCGCGGCCTACCGATCCTGCGCCGGCGCGGCTACCTCGGCGGCCACATGCGCCGCAACTGGCAGGCGTCCTTCAACGTGCCGGCGCGCGGCGAGCTGCCAGGCGTCGACCCGAACGGGACCAAGGTCGTGCAGGAGCTGATGGCCACCGTCGGCCAGCTCATGCAGCCGTCGCTGGTGTGGTTCTCGTGCCCTGTGCCGTACGGCCAGGTCATCGAGTTCGGCGGCCCTGGCAAGAAGCCGTGGAGCCGTCAGGCACCCAACGGCGTCGTCGGCCCGACGCTGGCCGTCCTGCGCCAGGTCTTCGGGGGCCTGCGATGAGTCAGGCCCAGACCATCGAGGCCGTGCGAGGCCGCTACATGGCCCAGGTGGCCACGCCGGGCGGCATCGACACCGTCTACGACAACGGCCCGGCCCTTGCCGGCGACCAGCCTGTGGCGCGCGTGACGGTCACGGTGCGCGAGGAGCGGCAGCTCACGCTCGGGCGCCCGCGCCGCTGGCGCACGGTCGGCGAGATGGAGGTACGCCTGCAGCAGCCGCGCGAGCGTGGCGACGCCGCCGTGCTGACGCTGGCCGAGACGGTGGTCGGTGCCTTCCGAGGCGTCGAGCTGTCCTCGCCGTTCCTCATCCGCTTCTTCCCACCGCCTACGGTGTCCGGTGCGCTGGACATTGAGGCGGCCACTGTGACGCGCGTGGTGCGCGTTCCTTTCCAGGCTGACTACACGATTTGACCATGGCCGACGGCTTCCGTACTCGCGTCTCCATCGTTGCCGAGGGCACCTTCGGCACGACTCCCGCCACTCCTGCGATGCTTCGGCTGCCGGTGACGGCTCACGCAATGGCCGACCGCGTGCCGCAGTCGCCGTCCAACGTCATCAACCAGACCCGCAACATCGAGGACATGGTCCGTGTCGGCCGCGGTGCGACGGGGTCGCTGACGTGCGAGCTGCGGCACTCGCCCAGCGGCGAGGGCCTGAGCGCGGCCATGTTCGCGCTGATGAGCAACTCGCTCGTGACGGCGACGGTGTCGGTTCCGAGCTGCACGACGACCACGGGTGCAAAGACCGTAACCCGTGGCTCGGGCAGCTTCTCCGGCGACGGCATCGCCGTCGGCGACATCATCCGGCTGTCAGGCGGACTCGCCGCCGACATGGGCTACCTGCGCGTGACCACCGTCGGCACGACCTCGCTGACCGTCGACCGCGTCGCCAACTTCACCGGCTCGCCCAGCAACGTGACCGTGACGCGCGGCGTGCGGGCGACCAACGCCCTGAGCGAGCAGAGCTTCACCGTCGAGGTCGCGCACCTGGACCTCCAGCGGGCGCACATCTACCGGGGCGTCGTGTTCAACTCGGCGTCGATCAACCTCGCCGTCAACCAGCTCGCCACCATCTCGTTCCAGTGCGAGGCCAAGGACAGCATCGTCACTGGCAACACGGGCACGACGGACGTTTTCATCGCCGGCGCGACCTACGCTGCCCCGACCTTCGCGCCGACGCTCGACCCGATCGGCGTGCAGGAGGTGCAGTTGTCGAACGCCAGCGGCGTCGGCCAGGACGTGCCTGCGCAGTCGGTGGCGCTGGCAATCAGCAACAACATCCGCCCGCGCGAGCAGCTTGCCGCGCTCGGCCCGGTCGGCATGCCGCGCGGCTTGTTCACGGCCTCGGCCAACCTGTCGGCCTACTTCGACACCCAGGACGACCAGACGACGTTCCTTGGCAACACGGCGACGGACTTCTGGCTGGCGACGGTGGACGCGAACAGCCGCGGATGGTCGTTCGCCATCCCGCAGGCCAAGATCACCGACCTGTCGGTGCCGGTGCAGGGTCCGGGCAGCGACATCTTCCGCACCATGACGGTCAGCGGCTACCGGTCGCAGGCCCAGGACTGCACGCTCCGGTTGCAGCGGTGGGACTGAGCCAGTAGCAAGGTCGCATGGACCTCAACACCTGCAAGCTCGACGCCGGCAAGCTGTCCGGCGGTGTCTGGTGGCTGCTGTCGCGGCAGCCGGACGGGACGCTGTCTGCCGTCGCCTCGCGCGGCGAGCACGAGGACAAGCCGGCGGTGCTCGTCTGCCCGATCGGCGTCGAGTACGAGCGCGCCCTTGAGGAGGCCCGGCGGCCCTACCTGCTGGAGATCCGTGACCGCCGGCTGTCGCCAGGCGATGAGCGAACGATCCTCGCCCAGGCGGTCGCCCAGACGCTCTGGAAGGGCGCGCGCAACCTCACCGTGGGCGGGCAGCCGCTGGTGTACCGCGTCGCCGAGGCGGCGCAGATGCTGGCGCGGCCCGAGTGGACCAACCTGCTGGAGTGCATCCTTCGGATCGCGCAAGACCGCGCGGCCCTGCTCGCCGACGAGGAAGCCCGCGCCGCGGGAAACTGATTCAGGCCCTGCGATGGCAGCTCACACGCACCCACGACCCGACCAAGAAGGCCGCCGAGGCGGGCCTGCGGGAATGGCTGCGGCGCAAGGGCCGGAAGATCCCCGAGGAGCTGCGCGAGGAACCGACACAGCCGCCGACGCTCGACGCCGACCTGGTGCCCGTCTGGGAAGCCTGGGCGGTGCTGATGGACGGCCGCAACGTCAGCGACGGCGAGGGCCTGTCATGGCTGGAGCTGTCGCGGTGGTGCGAGGATCATGGCATCGAGGGCGCCAGTCGCCGGCGGTGGTGCCGACTGCTGAAGGCCATGGACCGCGCCTACGTGGCGCACATCAGCGAGGTGCATAGTGGCCGAAGTGCTAGAGGTGGGTCTGGACGCGCGTCCGATGGAGCAGGGCGCGGCGCAGGCGAAACGGGCGATCGACTCGGTCAGTGAGTCGGCCCTCAAGTCGCAGGCGGCCATCAGCAAGGCGTTCCAGACGACTGGCGGCGCTGTGCAGGTCGCCGGCGGCATCGCGCAGACCGCCAAGGCGTTCTCCGAGCTGAACGTCTCGGCTGGTGCCTTCGGCGCGTCGCGGGCGTTGCTGGAGATTGGCAAGACCGTGCAGGACTTCCGCGAGTTGCGCGGCGCGGTCGGCGCAAGCGGCAGCGCGTTCTCGGTGCTGGGCACGATCCTGCGCGCGCACCCGCTGATGACGCTGGTGACGGTGCTGTCCACGATCGGCGGCCTGATGTCGGTCTTCAGCAGCAACACCAAGGAGGCTGCCAGCAGCTTCGACCAGCTCGCGGCCGCGATGCAGAAGGCCAAGCTGGACGCCTCGACGCGCGCCTACCTGGGCCTGCCGCAGGAAGCCGGCGGCCAGCAGCAGGCCTTGTTCCAGGCCATCCAGGACGTTCAGCGCACCGGGCAGGGGATGAACCTGCAGCAGTTCGGCCCTGGCGGCGTCGGCGGCGGTGCGGACGTGGCGCGCTATCTCGCCACGCGCGGCACTGAGGCACAGCAGGCGGCGGCGCGCGAGTACATGCGCACCGGCGGCCAGAACGTGACGCGGTACTACGCCGCCGGCATGCAGGGCACGCAGGTCACGCAGTTCGAACGCGGCTTGCCCAACTTGCAGTTGTCGCAGGAGCAGACGCAGGAGGTGCTGCGCATGCGCTACCGCTCGCTGCAACCGCAGGAGGTGTCGAGCCAGATGGGCGTCGGCACGACTGGCACCAGCGAGGCGATGCAGCGTGCCGTGCAGTCGGCGGCCATCATCGCGACGTACAAGCAACGCGAGGCGGACAACGCGCGCGTCGTCGCCGAGAACATGGAGCGCGCGGCCAACTACGCGGGCAACATCGGCAGCACGGTCGGCGCGGCGTTCGCGGACGTGTTGATGAAGACCACGACGCTGCGGCAGGCGTTCGCCGGCATCGTCGCCAGCATCGCGCGCCAGGGCTTGGCGGATGTCGGCGCGGCGATCTTCCGGGGCGCTGTCAGCGGACTGACGCCGACGCAGAGCGGTGCCAACGCAGGCCTGACCGCTCCAGGCACGACCCCACGACGCTAGCCCAGCATGGCCTTCCACGACATCACGCTCCCCGACGCCTTCCAGTACGGCAGCAGCGCCGGCGGGGGCTTCGCGACGATCATCCAGCAGACGGCGACGGGCCACGAGTTCCGCGTTGCGCGTCAGTCGCAGAGCCAGCATCGCATGAGCCTGCGCAGCGAGCTGCGGAACAGCAGCGAGGCCAAGGCGCTCAAGGCGTTCGCGCTCGCGCGTCGCGGCGCGCTGCACTCGTTCCGCATCAAGGACTGGTCGGACTACACGACCAACGCCGACGGCGAGACGGCACCGACGGCCATCGACCAGCTCATCGGCTCGGGCACCGGCACGCAGACCACGTACCAGCTCGTGAAGCGGTACGAGATCACCGGCCCCAACGAGTACATCCGCACGCTGACGCTGCCGGTGTCGGGCACGGTGTTGGCGGCGATCGACGGCACGCCGACCACGGCGTTCACGGTCAACAGCACGGGGCAGCTCGTGTTCAACACGGCTCCCGCCAACGGCACCGTCATCACTGCCGGCTGTCGCTTCGACGTGCCGGTGCGGTTCACGTCCGACGTGGACGCCTGGACGCGGCTGCAGGCCGACGCCTACAACGTCTGGAGCCTGCCGCAGCTCGACGTGGTCGAGGTGCTGAACGAGGTCGAGCAGCCGGAGCGGTGGCACAACGGCGGCGCGAAGTTCCACGGTCTGCTGACCAGCTCGATCCGGCTGGCGTGGAACGACGGCTCGCTGCACGTCCTCGGCACCAGCACGGCAGGCGTCAATGTGTTCCTGCCGGTCCCGACGTACCAAGCCAGCGGGCCGGCGCTGCTGACGATCCTGCACACCACCGGCACACAGAACGTCCAGATCAAGGACGACGCCGGGAACAACGTGTTCCTCCTTGGCGTCGGTGGCCGCGTGCGGCTCGGCATGTACCGCTCGGGCGGCTCGGCCTACTGGGTGTCCTACTGATGGCGCGCACGGCCCAGCAGGAGATGCGCGGCGACGCGGTGTTCGTCAACGCAGAAGCCGACTACCGCTGCCGGCTGGACAGCGCCGACGGCGGCGCGCGGCTGTACGTCTTCCAGCGCACCGGCAACTACAACACCGACCTGCCCAGCACGGCCCTTCTGCGCCTCGGCGCGCAGCCCAACGTGACCGTCGTGAACCTCGGCATCGGGACGACACAGGTACGGACCTCGACGGCGGTGAACGTCGTGTCGCTTGCCGCCGGCGAGTCTGCCGAGCTTTGGGCGACGAGCACGACCAGCGAGTCCTGGGAGTTCCTGAAGGACACGCAGGCCGGAGTCCTGTTCGGCCTCAACGACAGCCGCAAGCCCATGCAGCTGCGGTTCACTGCGTCGCGTCTCAACCGGGTCAACCTGCGCGAGGAGGTGGCGGCCTTGTTTGGCTACACGGCAACCGACGGCCCGGTGGCCTTGGACGTGGTCGTCGAGCGCGACGTGGTCATCGGCGGCGGCACGGCGGCGGCCGGCCCGAGCCTCGACACGGGCACCTTCCCGAGCGGCTCGACCATCCTGCTGACCCGGGAGGCCGGCGCGTACATCTCCGGCAGCGGCGGCAACGGCGGCCAAGGCATGAGCGACGCCGGCGCGGGCATGACGGCGGGCACGGCTGGCGGGCCGGCCCTGCGGATCGCCACGCCGACCACGATCGTGAACGGCGGGCGCATCCAGGGCGGTGCCGGCGGCGGAGGCGGCGCGGCGCGAGGCCAGGCGTCCAGCGTCAACCGGCCCGGTGGCAGCGGTGGCGGCGGCGCAGGCGCGCCGGCGGGCAAGGGCGGCCCGGCACTAGGGTCGCCGCCCGATCCGAGCACTGGCGGGCAGCCAGGCACCTTGGTAACCGCCGGAGCCGGAGGGCAAAGCACCAGTGGCACGCCGATCGGCGGCAGCGGCGGCGCACCCGGCGCGGCTGGATCGTCTGGCCAGTCGGGCCTTGGCGGCGTCGCCGGCGCGGCGGGCGGCGCGGCAGGCTACGCGCTGGGCTACGTCACGGGCGTACCGTACTCGGTCATCGCCGCAGGCGGGTCCATCGTCGGGACCACGGTGGCACTGTGACGACTCGCCCCGGCATCGTCGGCCTGGACTCGCTCGCGTACACGCGCGCGAAGGGCCTGTGCCACCTCCTCCTGATCATCCGGCCCGACGGCCAGCGGCTGGCGGTCACGGACCACGACCGGCAGGTGACGTTCGAGGGCGACACCTACCGCCCGATCGTCCTGGGCGAGCTGTCTGCAGACCGCCGCGAGGCCGCGCTGCGCACCGGCAGCCAGGAGGCCAAGGGCGTCATCGACAGCATCAGCATCACGGCCAGCGACATCGACGCGCAGAACTACGTCGGGTCCGAGGTGCGGCAGGTCATCGTGGACTGGGTACGGCCCTGGATTGTGCTGGCCCGGCATCGCCGGTGGATCAGGCAGATGCTGCGGACTGGCGCCAGTTTCACGGCGACCCTTGAGGGCCGCGCGCAGCAGCTCCAGCGACCGCAGGGCGGCCGCTTCGGCGGCGTGTTCACGCCCAAGTGCCCGTACCGGCTGGGCGGCAAGTACTGCAAGAAGGACATTGGGCAGTGGACGCAGCTCAACCCGACCGACACCGGCAATGCCACCAGCTCGACCATCGACAGCGTCACCGACAGCACGCAGAGCTGGGCGGTGAACAGCTACCAGAGCACGACCAGCCAGCACTACTACGTCCTGCTGCGGCCCAACTCCGGAACCGGCACGATCAACCAGGGCAGCGGCCAGCTGCGAAAGATCCTGAGCAACACGGCGACGACGGTTGCCCTCGACGAGCCGTTCGAGACCACGCCGGCGCAGACGATCGGCTACCGCCTCGGCCAGGGCTTCGCGGTGTCGACGATCGTGAGCGGCCGCGCGCGGTACGAGTTCAAGGTGGCCACGATGGCTGCCGAGGTTGACCAGTGGTTCCGCGACGGCGCGGTGATCTTCGCCAGCGGCGCGAACATCGGCCGCACCTTCGCGATCGCGGACTACCGCAGCAGCGACCGCAAGCTGACGTTGCTGACGCCCACGCCGTTCGACGTGGCAGTGGGCGATAAGGCCATCGTGCTGGTCGGCTGCGACGGCCTGCTCAGCACCTGCCGAGACAAGTTTGCCAACGTGCTGAACTTCGGCGGCGACCCGTACGCGCCGTCGGCGCAGGCCATCATCTCACCGCCCGAGGAAGTGTGATCGCACGACAGCAGTACCTGGATGCAGTGGCAACCTGCATCGGCACGCCGGTCGGCCACCGAGGCCGCACGATCGGCGGCGCGCTCGACTGCGTGGGCGTGCCCTGGGCGGCGGCGACGGCCTGCGGCCTCGTGCTGCCGGCCACGCAGGTCTACGGCAGCCACCCGACTGGCGACGAGCTGGCGAGCGGGCTGGCCGGCTACGCTGACCGCTGCGAGCGCATCGAGGACGCCCACATGATGCAGGTGATGATCGGCCGGCACGCGCGGCACGTCGTGGTCCCTGTGCAGCTCGACGCCGACGGCCTGGTCTGGGTCGTCCACGCCTGGGCGAAGGCCAAGGTAGTGGAGCGCACGAGGCTCGCCTACGAGCCGGCGGCGCTCTGGCGCATCCGGGGGGTGGCGTAGTGGCTTCCGCAGGCGTTCAAGGAGCAGCAGCGGCAGGCGTCTTCGCCGCCGTGCCGGTGGTGGGCTGGGCTGTCGGCATCGCCGCGGCGTTGGTCGACTACTACTACATCATGCCGGCGCTCAAGAAGAAGCCCGGCGACCGCAACGAGCCGGAGCGCATCCTCGACGCGCCGATCGGATCGAACGACGTAGGAGCGCCACGGGTCTGGGCGATCGGCACGCGCATTCGCGTCCCGACGCACATCATGTGGCAGGACAGCAAGACGCGCGAGGAGACCAGCCCCACCAGCAAAGCGGGAACGCAGACCAGCCTGCGCCGTGTGATTTTCGACGCCGCGTTGGCGCTCAACGACCGACCGACGCAGCGACTCGTGACGCTGTACGGCAACGGCCGGCTGATGCTGTTCCGCACGCGCAACCAGCTTCAGCTGCGAACGCATCTGATGACACTGGCGCAGCCCAACGGAACCGATGTCGTGCTGACCATGGCCGACACGCTGCAGCCTGCCTTCACGGAGAAGTTCAAGCTGAACGACTACGTCCAGCTGCGGGATTGGGTGCAGACGGCTGGCACGCCAATTGTACTCAAGCCGTTCAAGGTCACGGCCATAACAGACCACAGCGCGACGACGCCTAGCACCATGACGATGCAGCGGCGCTTCAACGCTAGCACGCCGCTGTCTTCAGTCGCAGCTACCGCCGGAACGTCATTTCAGCCGGGGACTATTGAGCGCATAGACGACGCAGTGTTTAGCACAGCCGTCGACTTCCAGCCGTTTAGCACTCTACCAGAGTGGCATTACATAGATAGCCATCTAGGTCCTCGATATGTGTTTGTGAATCGAGAGCCGATTTCCGGAACATCTGAACTAAATGGCACGGTGTCGTCGACGTACCGGGAATCATCAGTTCAAACCCGTCAGCCTGACTACCCGATTGGATTGCCTCCGCTCACCGGATGGTGGCTGAAAGCTTATTTGCCTGGGCTGAACCCACATGGAAGCACGCCGCCATTTGATCCGTTCGTCATTAAGGCACAGAGCACCCTCAACTTCTACTTCGGCGTCTTCGCCGCATCGTGGAACCCGGACGCCTACTACTACACCGGCAGCGACTCGCAGCTGACGGACCCGATCCTCGACTCCGCTCTCGGCGCGGCCAACGTGCCCGCCTATCGCGGCCTGTCGTACCAGGTCCTCGACGGCTTCGTCTCCACGCTGTTCGGCGATCAGCTGCCTTACTCGTGCGAGGCCATCCTCGAAGTCGACAACCAGATGGACTGGCCGCAGGCGATTGAAACGCTCCTGCGGGAACGCGGCAATCTGCTGTCGCCGGCGATCGACGTGAACGGCGTGACCAGCCGGCCTTTCCAAGGCTACTTCCTGCGCGGCGCGGTGCCGTGCGTGCAGGCGCTGCAGCCGCTGCTGATCGCTGGCCAGATTACGGTGCAGGACCGCGACGGCGTGCTGGCGTTCTCCGAGTTCCGCAACGCCGACAGCGTCGCCGTCGACAACGGCGCGGTCATCTCGCACTTCGGCACGCGCCTGGACGGCGACAAGGCCGCCGACGACAAGTGGACGATCGAGGACAAGGGCGAGGGCGACCTGCCCAAGCAGGTCAACGTGCGGCACCAGGACGCGGACAACCTGCTGCTCGCCGGCATGCAGTCGTTCGGCTTGCGCTCTCCGGAGAGCACCGACGAGCAGAATGAGCAGGACGTGGACCTGCGGCAGCTCGTGATGACGCGGCGCGAGGCGACCAACCTCGCGGCGACGATGCTGCGGAGAGCGTGGGTCAACCGCCGGACGTACCGCTTCGTGTTGCCGGCGGCGTACCTGCACCTGCTAGAAAGCGATCTCGTGACCTGGACCGACGACGAGGGGCGGCCGCACGTCGCGCGCATCATTCAGCGCGACGTTGGCAACGACTTCCGCGTGAGCATCACCGCGCTGGCCGACGACCTTGACCTGACCGTGGCCGGCTCGCCGGCGCAGTCGGCATCCAGCTTCGTGCCTGGCCTGCCGGGCGGCAGCTCGGGCATCGAGACCACGATCGTGGACGCGCCGGCGGTCACGGACAGCACGGCCTACATCCCCGGCCTGCACATCGCCATCGACCACATCGGCGGCCAATGGGCCGGCGCGGCGGTCTACGAGAGCACGGACGGGACGAACTACGACCTCGTCGGCACGACGGACAAGCGCAGCGTCGTCGGCACCAGCGAGGCGCAGCTCGACTTCTGGCCGTCGGCGGAAACGATCATCGACCCAAACCCGCTGTTCTCGCCGGTGAATCCGACCGACTTCCAGGCCATCGTCTGGCAGTTCAGCGACAGCGCGGCGAGCCGGGTACTGAGCACGACGCAGGCCCGTACCGAACGCGGCAGCAACTGGGCGGCGATCGTCTCGCCCGGGCAGCCGACCGAGATCGTCAGCTTCCGCACCGTGACGGCACTGGGCGGCGGTCGCTTCACAATCCAGGACTACTACCGAGGCCTGCGCGGGACGACGCCGCAGACCTGGCCGGCTGGCGCCAGAATGGTCCTGCTCGACGGCTCGCCGTTCTGGCGGGAGTTCCTGGGCGAAATCACGCCGACGGCCCTAGCGTACAAGATCGTGCCGGCTGGCCTGACGCTCGACGACGTCGAACCCATCAGCGTGGTCAACGAGCGCCGCAACGCCTCGCCGCTGCCGGTGCGGCAGGTCATCAAGACGATCGACGGCACCAGCCTCACGGCCCGGTTCACGGTGCAGTACCAGTGGTGCCGGCAGGTTCTGCCCTACAACGCCCAGCCGCCGCATCCGATGGACGAGGAGGTCGAGAGCTACCGCTTCACGATCTACGACCCGACCGGCACGCAGGTTCGGCGCGTGCGCACCATCACGGCATCGCTGACCGGCACCAACTCGCTGCGCGACCGCTGGATTGATTACACCTCGGCGCAGCAGTCTGCTGACGGCTACACGCCCGGCACCTCGGCCACGTTCTGGGTGGACGTGCAGCAGGTCGGACAGTTCGGTCTCAGCCCATCTCGCAAAGTCCTCTACTAATGCGCACCTACACCATCAGCACCGGAGCCGTGACCATCTCGGCCGCGACGACGCTCATCTGCATTCGGCCGAACACCTCGCAGGCCATGTCGGTCGTGCGCGCGACGCTGACGCAGCGCGGCACCACGACGAGCGAACAGGTGCGCGTGCAGCTCGGCCGCAAGGCGAGCGCGTACGCGACCGGCCTCACCTCGGTCAACGTCGGCGGCTCGACGCAGCCGCTGCTGGCCAAGCACAGCGAGAGCGACGCGGCCTCGGCCATCACCGGCGGCACGTCGGCGGCGGCTGGCACGGCTGGCACGGCGAGCACGACCGAAGGCGCTGGCGGCTTCACGCCGGTCATCGACGAGGCCTTCAACAACATCAACGGCTTCGTCTGGCTGCCATCGGTCGATGAGCAGCTGGTGTTCGCCGCCGGCAGCGCCGAGGCGTTCGTCATGCGCGTGCCGACGGCCCCGACGGGCACCAGCAACTGGCACGCGACGGTGACGTTCCAGGAAGCCTGATGACGAGCCTGAGCGCACGCACGGTTGCCGCGATTGTCGCACTGCGGGTGCGGCACGAGGACACCGTCGATGCGTTCCGCCGGCGGCGCGCGCAGGAAGTGCGCGAAGGCCATCGGCGCTTCGTCGCGCAGCGGGCGACGTTGCTCGAGGAGGACCTGGAGAAGGTCGTACTGCAGAAGGACTTCCTCAACGTCGTCGGCGGCGTCGGCAGTCAAAGCAGCGGCCTAGCCGAGGTCGAGGTCACGCGCGACGCCGACGGCGGCATGCGATTCTTCGCGGAGGTGGGCGTCGGCGGTGGCAATCTCCAGTGGGCCGGGTCGTGGGGTGGCACCATCCCCGACGGCATCTTCCTGTCGCAGTACCAAGGAGCGTGGTCGTGACCGTCTACTATCGCGGGCAGGTCGTCGGGAACGGTGGCAGCAGCTACGTGTGCATCCTGGACCACACGAGCAGCGCCGGCGACGAGCCGGGCGTCGGCGGCTCGTGGACGACGTACTGGGCGGTCGTGGCGGCGGCGGGCACCGGCCTCACGACGGGCGACAAGGGCGACATCACGGTCAGCGCAGGCGGCGCGACGTGGACGATCGACAACGACGCGGTGACGTACGCGAAGATCCAGAACGTCTCGGCGGCGTCAAAGCTGCTTGGCCGTGGCGACAGCGGCTCCGGCGACGTGCAAGAGATCACGCTCGGGTCTGGCCTTTCCATGACCGGCACCACGCTGGCGGCGACTGGTGGCGGCGTGACGGACGGCGACAAGGGCGACATCACCGTCTCGGCGTCTGGCGCAACGTGGACCATCGACCATGCGGCTGTCACGTTCGCCAAGATGCAGGACATCACCAGCCATCATCTGGTTGGCCGGCACGCTGGTAGCACCGGGGCACCGCAGGAAGTCGGCGTTGGCAACGGTGTCGAGTTCCACGGTAGCGGCATCAGGCGCAGCCAGTTGCTTGGCGATGTCGAGGCATCCGCCGGCAGCAACACGACCACGATCGCCACGGGCGCGGTCACGTTGGCAAAGATGGCCAACCTAGCGACCGACCGGTTGCTCGGACGCGACACGGCAGGCACTGGATCGCCCGAAGCTCTGACGGTCGGCGGCGGCATCGAGTTCACCGGCAGCGGTGGCATCCAGACGGCGGCGCTCACGGGCGACGTGACGAAGACGGCAGGCGGAACGGTGCTGTCGATCGCTACCAGTGGCGTAAGCACGGCGGCGATTGCCGACAACGCTGTCACCTACGCGAAGATCCAGGCGCCGAGCAAGAACTACGTGCTGATCGGCGACGACACGACTGTCGGGTACAAAGAGATCGAGTCGACGGTTGACGCGTTCGCCTTGATCGAAGGCACGGCCACCTCCACCAACTTCGCCAACCTCGGCTTCAAGTCCGCCGTCAACCGCAACATCTCCGAAGGCACCGCGTCGCCGACCGGCGGCGCTGATGGCGACATCTACCTGCAGTACGTCTGACCATGGCCGACAACGTAGGATACACGCCGGGAAGCGGCGCAACGGTCGCAGCCGACGAGATCGGCGGCGTTCTCTACCAGCGCGTGAAGCCCGTGCATGGTGCTGACGGCACCGCGACGGACACCAGCGCGACGAACCCGCTGCCGGTCGCCGCGTACGGCGAGCTGGTCGAATCCATCGAGGCCCTGCGCATGGCGGTCCACTCGCTGACGCGCAGCATTGGCCAGTCGCTGCCGTCTGCGCAGGGCTGGCCGATCATGGAGGCAAGGCAGCCGACTGCGGCCAACCTCGCCGTCACGGCGTCGATCGCCGGCAGCCAGACGCTGGCGACCGTCAGCACACTGACCAATCAGACGCAGATCGGCGGCTTCGCCGCAAACGACTACGTGCCGGCGCTGCTGCACATGCAGTCCGACAATCTGCGCCGCAACATCTTGGTGACCTGACACATGGCAACAACGAACGGCAATCGCAAGATCCTCGACATGAAGCGGTGGGAGTTCTGCGCTCCCGCTCCAGTCGCCACCGCCGCCGCAGCGTGCATCGCCTCGTCGCGGCACTTCCGGCAGCAGCAGTTCCTCCTCCGCAGCGCGACGGAGGCGTACATCTACAATCCGAGCGAAGACGGCTGGGTGCTGCTTGCGTCGCCGGCACTGACTCCCGCGCTGGCAGCTGGCGCGTCGGCGGTGGCTGGCGCATGGTCCACGGGTTCGACGGTGGGCGCGGCGTCGCTCACCG